GTCGACGGGTTGTCGATGCTGACGGTGCCCTTCTGGGTCTCGTACACCCGGAAGGCTCCGGTGGCGGCAGCTCCGACGATGGTGGTCTTCGCGGCGAAGTTGGTGTCCACCACGAGACGCAGACCGAAGACGGTCGCGTCGCGGCTTCCGGGGGTCATGGTGCCGAAGGCGTTCATCGGGCCGACCTGAGGGAAGAGCGGACGATCCGAACCGTCCGTGAGCTGGCCCAATTGCGCGAATACGTCACCGCTGACGAAGAGGTGGTCAGGCAGGTAGTACCCGTTGCTCAGGATGGTGTTCGCGCAGGCGTACACCTTGGCGATCCAGTCAGCCGGGTCGGTGGGGGCGACGTTGCCGGTGGTCTGCGAGGTGCCAGCGAGGAGCGCGTCCGCCGCCGCATTGTCCGTGGCGAGTGCGTACTTCTTCGCCATGTCCTCGATGAGGCCCTGAAGCACTTCGGGCGACGACCAGTCGATCGAAGCCTCGGAGACTTCGACGTAGCCGCCGTAGATGTCCTTGGTGACCTGAATGTCGTCGACGATGTACTGACCGGCGGTGATCGTGGTGTTCTGCGTGGCAGGGCCGCCGATGCTGGTGTGCGTGGTGATCTTCGGGACGATGAAGACCTTGCCGGAGGCCGGAAGAGCGCGCACCCCGATCGCATCGCAGACCGGGCGCAAGCCCTGAATTCCCGAGTAGATCGGGGCCACGATCGGCAGGGGAAGGATTCCGTCGAGGTCAGACGTGGTCACGTCGGGGGCGGCGGCGCGGAGGTTGGCGTTGAAGTTGGCGGCGTAGGAGCCACCCTGAAGCTGTGCGGCGATCCATTCGCCTGCGCTCGGCATCTGGAATTCACGCTTCGCGGTGGCGTAGATCGGGGTCGTGGCGACGGCGGCCTCGACGGGGTTGGGCTGGGTGTCCATGTTCTCCTCCTCGGAGTTGTGGGTTGGGTTGGGTTCTTCTTGCTGGGGTTCGTTCGCTTCCGCTTCTTCGGCAGAGGCGGCGACTGAGTAGACCTGCGCGTCTGCGTAGGCCGGGACTGTGACGACGGACAGTTCGAGCCATCGGGCTTCGGAGACCTCGAGGACTCCTCCGGCGGTGCGCTTGAACTTGGTGGGGACTGCGCCAACGGAGACCGAGTCGAGTGCGCCCATGGCGAGCAGTTCGAGGCTGTCGTCGGCGGCGCGTGTGCGCGCCAGTTTGGCGGAGAACATCATGCCTTCATCGGTGGACACTCGTTCGGTGACGACACCGATGACGCGCGTGTCGTCGTGGTACTCGAGCAGTTTGGGTGCCGGTCCGTCCTCGGGGAGTGATCCCTTGAGGAACTTGACTTGTTCGCCTCCGGACAGGGTGGCGACGGTGTCCCACGGGACAGCGAGGCCGGTGATCGTCCGGGAAGGCTGATCGCCTTCAGCTGCGTCCAAGGTGACGTATTGGGCGGTGAGTCGGATCATCGTCTGGTTCCTTCTTCGATGCGGATGTCGGCGGTGTCTTCAATCTCCACGTCAGCCATGGAGTTCTCGTAGAGGTAGTGCTCCACGTCAAACTTCACGAACCGGTTTTGTGGCAGACAGAACGACGACGACAAGGTCTCTTCAATGGCGGTGAGGATTTGCTTAGCTCCGAACAGGTACAGGTCCTGTCGGGCCTGCTGTGCGTTCTGGTAGGTGAACGAGCCGGGGACACCGATGCCCAACAGATAGGGGGGGATTCCGCACTGCCGGGACAGTTCAAGGGCTTGGAACTGGCGCGACTCGACGAGCTGGAGTTTGCTCGGGTCGGAGGTGAATTCCTTGAACGTGACGACCGAGTTGAGTGCGCCGATGGCGGAGGAGCGTCGTGCGGCGGACCATGCTGCGGCGAGTTCTGCGAGTTCTTCGCCGGACATGGGTTCGGATGCGTCGGTCTGCTGAAGGTATCCGGCGGCGATCTCGTTCACGGCGAACCGGTCGGCGGCGCGGTCCAGTTTGATCGCAGTCTGGATGGCGCGTTGCCCGGTGAACAGGAGACCTTGGGTCGGTGCGATGAACTGGAGAACGTTCTCCATGTTGAGGTTCACGCCGTTGAACATCGCTTGCTCAGACGGGCCGAAGCGTTGCGGACCTTGCTGGTCCTCGAGGGTGACCATGGAGGCCGGGAGCCATTGGAAGGAGAGGGGTCTGCCGGTGGCGGTGGATCGGCTGGTCACATACCAGAAGGCTGATCCGTGAAGCATCAGGTCCGTGGATGTTTGGGACATGATGAAGTTCCGGGTGACCTTGGGGTCCGGCTGGCGCATCCATTGTTCCAGCTCGAGGTAGATCTCCTCGTATTCCTCGCCGGTCCATTGGAGCGTGTAATGCTTGAGACCAAGGCATCCCACGACCGACGCGATCATCTGTACGGACCGGGCAACGGTGGGGATGCTTAGGGCCTGTTCTTCCGCACTCCCGACTGAGTAGGTGTAGAACTGACCGATCTGGGCGGCGGATCCGGCGGCAGCTTTGAGCGGTGCGGACGCAAACGCCGCCTTCTGCTTCTGCTTGCCGAATGCCATACGGCGGAGTCTCCCACCTATGTCGGCGGTCGTCTACTCATGTTAGCCGGATGCGAAGGCGGCCTTCTTGCGGACGACTGGGGCGAGTGCGCGTCCGGCGGCGAAGACAGCACAGCGAGCCAGTTCGATCGGGCCCGGGGACTTCTGTGACGACAGGGGTGCGCCGTCGTTCGTCTTCACCATCACGGCTTGGTTGATGTGCTCAGCGAGGGCGACTTCGCCGGTGTGGCGGATCTGTCCGTCAAGGATTGCGCGGCGCACGATCGGGGTCATCGTCTTTAGTTCTTGGTACCCGAAGTACTCGGTCCGTCTCCGATAATCGGGGGGGACGAGTGGTTCCCAGCCCTTTGGTATCAACAGTTGGCAGTCGGTGTCGTCGAGCACTTTGGCGATCTCGGTCCACATGGCCTGTTGGCGGTCGACGACGAAGGCGACGGTAATCAGAATCTCAATGCCGATGCGAGTGGCTCGCACTCCGACGATCCGGTTCTCGTCAAGGCTGGAGTCCACAGCGAGGAAGCCTCCAGTTGGTGCGTCAATGTTGACTGCGAGGCCGTCCCAGACATCCGGGGGTAGCCATGAGTCGTTAGCTCCTTGCCAGAGGTTGAGGTGGGCGCGCACAAACTCGGCGCGCGGTACTGACTGCCATGCGTCCTCGAGGGCTTCTAGGTCGACGGTAATCCCGAGGGCTGGGTTTGCCATGGGCCACCATCGCCGGTCGGACGGATCCACGCCGGCAGGGGGTGAGAATTCGCAGAAGTAGGCGCGGCCTGTTTGCCCGGAGTCGATCGCTTGGATGCCTTGGGCGCGCATCTGCTGGAGGACGGTTGATCCTGCGTCTCCGGCGGTGGACCAGCAGGACATCTGGGAGTCTCGGCGCGCGATCATCGCCGGACGGAAGGCCTGATAGACCACGGACGGCTTGATCTGCCAAATCTCGTCCAGAAGCAGGTAGTCAATGGAGTAGCCGTGTTTGCCGTCTGTGGCAGCTGCGAGCCGGATCGTCGACCCGTCCGGGAACGTGAGGGACTCACGTCCGAACGACTTGTACGACTTGGCTCCGAACTTCTCGGTGAGCACCGGCTCCATCTCACGGAACATGACCGAGACGCGCTCGTACTCGTTCGCCACCAGCACGACCGACTGGGGAGTTCCCCGGTGCGTCGCCATGCCGACCGCCCACCATGAAGCCAACACCTTCAACGCGACCGACTTCCCTTGCTGACGGGCCGTTGACGTGAGCGCGCTCGAGAACAGAAGCCGACCGTCCTCGCCGAACGACAGCTGGTCGTCGATCACCTTCTGTTGCCACGGCATCAGGGTGATCCCATAGATCGCCTCAGCAAACGACCCGACCTCAGGCCCATAAGTGCCAGCCGCCTCAACCGGCGTGACCAGCCTCGGAGCAGATCCGCCTAGAAGCGTGTCCGATCCGGCTCGGTCCAAGCCGGTTCCGGCTGGTTCCGTCTCGTTCAGAGAGAATGAGGATGGGGCATCGGGGTGCTTGTTGTCTGCAAATAAAAAGGGTTTGGTGGCTTCGCGTCGTGTTTGGATGCGTTGGGCTGTTTTGCGGTTGACGTATCTGGCTCCTCGAGCTGAGTTACAGGGGGCGCAGGAGCCGACGATGTTGAGTCTGTCGAATGGGTCGCCGCCTCGGTCTAGTTCGATGACGTGGTCGGCTTGGGTGGATGGTGCTCGGTGGCACCAGTGGCAGGTGGGTTCTTCTGCTAGTACCTGTTGGCGTAGGGCCTTCCAGCGTGGGTCTTTGTAGATGGGGTTGCCGGTGGGCATTAGCGCACCTTGCCAAGGTCTGAGGCTTTGAGTGCCGCCTTGGCCTGTGTTCCTGCGGCCCAGATGACGTTCGCGAACACCCCTGAACCTTGTGGCGTTGTCATTCCCGGTCGGTGGAACTTCATGTGAGGCACAAAGACGGCGTCAAAGTCTGAGTTCCAAAGTCTATTGTTCCATGCGCCACGGGTGAACGGTAGGAGTGCTACGCCGTTTGCGTGGGATACGAATCGATCGACCCAAGGTCCGGGCTTCGAGTATGGCGGATTACACCAAACCAAACCGTCCCACGGTTGAGCCAAGCCATCCTCGGTTGGTGTGAAGTACTTGGAGCAAGGCGTGAACGGCGGCCCGTCTGGAGGGCAGGCAACGTCAAGGTCGAAGTGTAAACCAAGTGCGTCGAACACCCATTTAGGCGTGTAGTAGTCGTCGGAGGAGATCGCTACTTGTGGCGCACCGAATAGCGAGCCTTGGAGCGGTTGATCTTCCATCAGCCGATCCCGGCTCCGGCGCAGGCGGCGCATTGGTGGATGACGTCGTTGGTGTCGACTGTCTTGCCGATGCCGTGGCATTGTCCACAGAGTCGTGGCATGGGTATCTCACTAGATGCCAGTTCTCTCATAGTCTTTACTTGTTCAGTCTTTACTAATACGTCGGCATTATCCCCGTGAGGTTTATCCCTGTGAGGTGGCTTCAGTTTGTCCACATTGTCCACAGGGTTACACACAGGGCTGTCGAATACGTCGATGTCGTACTTCCAGCGTCCGAGCGTGTCCTGATACCTGCGCCGCTTCACATACCCTGCGCGCTCCAGCTCAGTCATAGCGGTCCGGATCGCGTCGAGGCCTTCCTTCTTGACGGTGGCAAGGTGGGCGGTGGAGGTTTGCCAATGGTCAGGCTTGGACAGGATGTAGACGAGCACCCCGGTCGCCTTGAACGACAGCCGGTCGTCCCCAATCACCTCGTTACGGATGACCGTCCAGTTCGTCTCCGGGCGCGGTGTACGGCGGATCATCGCACAACCTCACGGAGCATCGCGTCGTCCTCATCGTAGGTGTGTCCGCCTGCGCTGATGACCTCCCAGCCGTTGCCGGTGCGCGGCCTGATGAACAGGACCAGCACCCACAGGCCGGGTGTCTGGTTCGGGTTGACCTCGAGGGGTCGGATGGGCTGTTGCCACGGATGGTTCATTGTGTGCTCCTTGATAGTCGGGTCAAGATGTCCGCCATGTCTTTAGGCCTCCAGCAGTAGGCCTCGGCTCCGGTAGCGGACAGGGTCCGAAGCCAGTTCTCTTGGTCGGGTCTCAGACTGCCTCGAGCCGACTTCAGTTCGGCGAACAGTAGGTCGCCGGTGGAGGGTCGGGCGAGAACGAGGTCGGGGAAGCCTCGGTCCCCTTGGAGAGGGGTGGCCCATACGCCCGGACGGATCTGGACGTTGCGTGTGTGGTGGACAATCCAGCCATGCCAATGCGCCGCCTCAATGACTGCCGACTGGAATTCGGACTCGGGGCCTCTCATCGCAGGCTACTGATCGGCAGGAGGTCGGTTTGGGGAACAGCCAAGAAGACTAAGCCCTTCTGCTCGTAGGCCGCGCCGTACTCGACGACGTAATCCAGATCACGCCAGCCGGCGACACGCACGGAGGAGCCTTGGATGATCGCCAGAACGTAGGGGGTGGCTGGTGAGCATCGGTCGGCTTCCAGTTCCTTGACGATCAGTTTGCCGCCTTGATACCGGGTGGAGCGCACCTCGATCCGGTCGCCGACATCATGCCGATCGGGGCCGTGGAGGCCGGTCCATTCGAGGCCGGTGGCGATCGCCACGGCGAGTTCTCCCATACAGCCGTCCACGTTGTAGGAGATGACCTGCTTCCGTTCAAGGCCGTCCTTCATGTTCTTGCGTCGGCCTTGGACGTAATACTCGGCGCGTCGGACCGCCTCCTCACGGCAAACGAGCATGTGGGCTGGCGACAACTCGACGAGCATCAGGACGGCTCCTCGGTCTGTGCCTTCTTCAGGAGGTCAATCTTCTTCAGGCGGTCAATCTCAGCTGATGCGTCACGCTTGGACAGGGCTCGAGGGTCGCCGTCGTACCGTAACGCGCGAAGCAGGTTGATCTGTGCGTCGCTGGGGCCGTCGCCGGTCGGGGCTGGTGCGCCACCCATGCGGACGACCTTCTCCATCTCCTCACGGGAAGCGCGCTTGGACGCTTGGAACGTCCAGTTCGCTAGCGCACGTCCGAGGGCGGATGTCTCGCAGCATTCGACGTGGCTGGTGGCGTTTACGCCGCGCTCAGTCTTCTCCTCGTAGGCGTACCCGGTGGCGACCGGTAGCGGATCGTCGCGGTGCCGGTAGACCTCGGCGCGGAATAGGCAGGCGTGGTCGTCCATGCGCACCAATTCGGTCCACACTCGGCCCTCCGGGTTGGCGGCCCAGAACAGGGCCAGACGCTCCTCGACGGTCGCGTAAGACGACAGGTCAAAGCCCACGGCGACGCTCCTCGGCTCGCTGTTGGACCTCCACAAGCTTGTGGAAGTGCTCGGCTTTGTAGCAGGGGAAGCACCACACGGACCATGAGCCGGGAGACCAGTGGAAGATGTCGTCACCGGCGAGAGGTGCGCCACAGCAACAGCACACTCCGGCGGTCGGCTTCTCAAGGCGTGTGCGGTCAATCATTGAAGCCGCCGAGGTTCATGCGGACGAGCGTGTCCATGGTGCTTTTGGTCATGGCGGACGGTGCGACATCCAGCGAGTTGAGGCAGTAGGAGCACTCGTAGAGGGCGCGGCGCAGCTCGGCGCGGTCGTCTCGGAGTCGTGCGATCTCGTGCGCCATCGTCAGGATCCTCGAGGTGGCTTCCTCTAGGGCCAAGGTGGCTTGCCGTATGGCTTCTTCGATGCTGTCGGTCATCGGATTATCCTCTCGTGGGTTTATCCGACACGGTAGCGGATGGGTGTCGCGGAGTGGTGGAGCCGCGATCGTTCCCGTTCGGTAGTGCCACCCCAGATGCCGGGGAGGCTCCGATCGGGGAACGACATGGCGTACGCGAGGCAGGCTTCGCGGACCGGGCAGGCGTGGCAGATCTTGATGGCGCGCTTCGCGTCGGCGGCACCTTGCCGACCGGGCTGGGGGAAGAAGATGATGGTGGGCAGGTTCTGGCAGTCGGCTTGTTCCATCCAGCTGGGCTGGTTGATGTTCAGCACGTCCGGCTCCACGGCTCCCAGCCACAGCCATGGTGATGGTCGTGCCATCGCCAGATCTCGAGGGCCATCGCAAGGTTTACGGCTGGCTCGTTGATGCGGTCCCACGACCCGAACAGGTTGGCGGTCTCGTCGGACCATACTTGGTTGATCTGGAGCGGCCCGTGGTCGTGTCCGTTGAAGTTCTTGTGTCCGGGGATGATGTTCAGGCATCGGGATTCCTGCCACATCTCCTCGAGCACGTTGACCAGTTCCTCTTCAGGCCAGCCGACCTCAAGCGCAAGTGGTGCCCATTCTTGGCAGGGTGTGTCGAGGGCTATCAGGGTGCTCAGATCGGCTTGGAGCGCGTCGTGGGCTGTTTTAGGGGCCTCTGAGGTGGTTGTGGTGGTGGTTG